CGAGTCGGATTTGCGACATCTCGATCCGCGCGCTCCGCGGCCGGTCACGCTGCAGAGCGGCCGCTACCACTACTTCGCGGGCTACGTAATCGGGCTGACGCCCAAAGGGAGCAAGGCCAAGAAAGACTCGAGCGGATTCGTCGTGCGCTGACTTGACACAAACGGCGAAAGTGCGGAGAGTGGGAAACCCCTCGTAATCCTGCGAGGGGATTACGGGGAGTAGGTAATGCAAGCGAAGAAAGTGGAGTTCACTCACGTGGCAGTGGCTCGACCGTTCGAGTTCACGAACGACGAGCGCTGCCTGCTGGTCGAGGCGCTCAATCGCGCAGCGACACGGCAAGAGAGTGAGAGCCGGTTCAATCCGCGCAATGCGAGCCCGCACGATCTAAAGGCGGCTCGCATGCGCAAGCTTGCCGCCCGCATCGCCAAGGGAGGTGTAGTGGCAGCGCTGTTCGTATTTGCGCTGCTGCCGATCAAGCCAGCAGTGGCGTACGAGTGTACGTACGTCAACGGCCAAGAAATCTGCAGCGGCGACGGTCATCAGATCCGCTGCAGTTACATCAATGGCCGGAAGATCTGCAGCAGAGACTACTAAAATGAAAACATTCTTTGCTCGCGACGATCTGAGCAAACCAGAGAACTGGAAACGCTACTGCGAGGAGCGCGACGCATTCCTCGCACGCTATGACGACCGCGCTAAAGGGCTCGCCGCGTGGCGCAATCGCGACCTGCTATGGCGCGCCTTTCCAGACGAAGACCACGAATAAAAAATTGGCCCCCGGTGCGATCGGGGGCCAGTCTGTCTCAGTGGATGCAACAGGAGGTTACTACAATGGGAGTTCGGATCATAGCCGATGAGAACTACGCCGCGCTGTACTGCTCGACGACCATGTTCGCGTTTGGGCCAGTAATGACCGATTACGAAGAAGCGGAAGGTTTCCTCGAGTGGCTACCCGGTGACGCGCGTAGCTACAGCGAGCCTGAGCTTGAACAGAAGCTCAGCGAATTTCGCGACATCGAAGAGCAGAAGGCCGAGCGCGAGAAAACGCGCGATAGCTTTTGCCGCAGGCACAACGTTGTCGGCCCGGTGTGGGACATCCTCACGAGCGCGTTCGAGGAGGACGAGCGCGAGCACGGCCAGTTCGATGCTACGGGCTTCGCCAATTTCTGCCCCGAGCATACGCCTGAGCAGATCGCCGAGGCCTGGGAGCTGTATCAGCTTTATCACAGCCAAACAGCGCCATGAACGAAACCGAGGCCGCCGCTCGGAAGCTCCGCGACATGATCGCGGCGCGCCAAATCCGCAGTCTGAAAATCGAACGCCTCGCCCGCGGACGCTGGCGTGTGCTCGATCAACATGACTTCGGTCACCTCTTTTCTAGCCGCGATGAAGCTCGCGCGTTCCTGCGCGCGCTCAAGAAAGGACCGCAATCAATATGACCGCCAAACGACAGATTAAAAAGAACAAAAAATACAAGATCGGCGACCTATGGCTGGTGCAGAAGCTCCCACCCTTGCTGTTCATTTACACCGACATGGGCTGGATCGTGTCGCAAGGCAGTCTGGAAGCAGACTTGTGGCTTATCGAATCAAGAGAGCGGTTGGCGAAAAAAGGGCTTGGCGGCGCTCTCTATAAATCAGACAAGCCGCCGCCCGGTGCAAGGAGGTTGGTGTAATGGCAACGCAGACACGAGCTGCAGCCGCGACGGGTCGAAAGCACACGGTGATCCACCCGCGCAAGCAGCGGTGGGCGATTTCCACTTTCGATCCGCCGCTGGGACAGGTCACGACCAAAGACGTGGCCGACTACTTGCGCGCTGTGTTTGCACCTGACACAAAGGGCAAACCCGGCGGTGATAAAATCAACGAGGGGACTGGGGATACGTGAGGTCCCCATGCATACAGCAGCGGTGTTTCTAGCAGGGTGTTGGTTGGGAGCTTTTGTCGGCTACTTTGCCTGCGCCCTGATGCAAATGGCAAAAGACGATGATGGACAAGATCACGAAGGAAGATCAAATCGCGCAGGTCCGGGGTTTCCTTCGGGCCTGCGATTACTTTCTTGAACTCAATGGCCGGTTTCCGCTGCGCTGCGTGCAGGCATTCCTCGCAGTAGCGCTGCAGCCCGGTCTGAGCGCCAGCGACTATGCGCGGCAGTACGGGCTGTCGGCGTCGACAATGTCGCGGTTTCTTCTCGATATCGGCGAGCGCAATCGCTGGATGGAAGAAGGCCTTGGGCTGGTTGCTCGCGCCAATCCTCAAAAGGAGCGGAACGCCGAGTACTACCTCACCGATAAGGGCGAGAAGCTCCTGCGCAAGGTTCTAGCTCAGTTCGATAGGAGATGAAGGAAGCGCCGCCATCGGGGGGTGAGGGGGGATGGGTGGCGACGCTTCCTCGCTGCTCTCAAAGCCTACGGGGGGTAGGCAATTCCACATTTAACACAGGAGAATTTTAAATGGCAGCAATTCCGATGACGTTCAATGGCGTTCTGTACGATCTATACGGACGCACGACTCAGCGTGTGGTTTTCATCGGCGAGGCCTCGTACACCGATCTTACTATTGGCGGCGGGCCAATCATCCCACCGCAGCAGCCGCAGCCACCTGGGCAACCGATCCATCCGATCTGGGGGCCACCTGGGTTTGCTCCACCGGGTCCAGGCATGCCGCCGGGGATCTGGACCGGACCTGTCCTGCCCGAGCAACCGCCGCCTGGGATTGTGGTCCCGCCACCGGGCTCACCGCCAGTCATCATCTCACCGCCCAGTGGAGGTCAGCCGGTGCATCCGATCGCTGCGCCTGATTACATCATCGTCGACTATCCCGGCATCGGCAAAGTGTTGGTGCCAAAACCGCTTCCGGCCAAATAAAATGACAACCACCGATCCGTACGATCCTATGCAAAGAATCGCCGAGCGGCTCGAGGCGATCGACGCCACTCTCGGTCTGGTCCTGCAGGCGCTGCAGCAGATTAATCAGAACCTGTTCCCGCCGAAATACGTTGGCGAGCCGGTGCAGCTCGACGCCGGCGTGCCAAGCGAGGCAGAGCCGCGCACTGTGACCTCGACCGATGCGAGCTGGGTGTTTCTCAACGGCACGCATAAACGCCGCCAGGGTGATGCGCTCTTTCAGGGCACCGCACCGCCACAGCGCCTCGGCAATCCGCAGGCTCAACTCAATCCGTACTTCCGCCGGGTACCGGCAATCAGAGAGGAGGAACGCCATGGTGAAAAGACCGAGCCCAAGTCTCGGGAGTGACGACGAAGACGGAGATAATGACGTGAACCGCCGCAGACTCGATCCGCTTGTGCGCGCGTTGCTCGGGCATCTACCGCAAGCGCACGCAGTGTGGCCGCCGCAGGAACGCCAGAAGTGGCTGCAGCTCTTGTCCGAGGCCTTCGGGGTGATCTACAAAGACGCCCCGGATCCGCCGAAGGGAGCTGCCGGTGCCAGCCAGCATACGGGAGGGCCTGTACAGCCTCCTGGCCAGCGTTGAAATCGATACAAAAGAACACGGGAGGACGCACGTCGAACCGTGGATGTCACAGCGCCTCGTCCTCGACGCTGTGTCTCAAGGCCTGCAGGACGATGTTCATGAGTTTTGCGTCCTCAAGTGCAGGCAAGTCGCCATCACCACAGTCGTCTCCGTCATCGAGCTGTTCTGGGCGCTCGCCAACCCTGGTCTACAGGCCGCGATCATCGCTGATAGAACGGATAATCTGGAACGCATACGTCGGATTTTCGCGGCGCTACTGGAAACACTGCCTGACCAATGGCGGGGGCCAGAGCACAGGATCATTACCAACAATCGTAACGGGCTCGTATTTGCGAATCGCTCGACGGTTGACCTTCTGGCTGCTGGCACTAACCCGGACCTCGGTGCTTCGCGAGCAATCAACTGCTTGCACGCCACCGAATGCGGAACGTGGAAATCGCTCGCCGGTGTCGAAAGTCTGAAAGCCTCGCTCGCACAAATCAATCCGCATCGCTTGTATATTTGGGAGAGCATCGCGAACGGATTCAATTGGTGGTACCACCATTGCATGCGGGCGAAACAAGACCGTCACATGCGTTTTATATTCTGCGGTTTCTGGTCGAACCCTACATACGCAATCCCGAAAGACGACGAAGACTACAAGACCTATTGGGATGGATCGCTCACGCCCGAAGAGATCCAGCGAGCACGTTATGTCAAACGCGAGTACGGCGTCACTGTGCGACCCGAGCAGATCGCATGGTGGCGACGCGAGTCCGAGTACCGGCAAGAAGAGTACATGTTTCGTCATTATCCATGGACGGAGACAGAGTGCTTTATCGCTTCAGGAAGTCATTTTTTTCCAGCACAACGCACTCTTGAAATCGGTGAATCATTGGCCGCCGGCCCTCCGTACAAGGGCTATCGCTATGCTTTCGAGGAGCGCTTTCTTGCAAGCCGAATTGAGCAGACTACTGACCCTGACCTCGCCGACCTGAAAGTGTGGGAGCCACCAGACCCGCAAGGGGTGTATGTTATCGGCATCGATCCAAGCGGCGGTGGGGGTGGCGATGCAAACGATCACGCAATCGAAGTATTCAGATGTTACAGCGATCGGCTTGTTCAGGTCGCTGAGTTTAGGACTAACAGACCGCTCACCTATCAGATCGCGTGGGTACTCGCGCATATGGCGGGGGCCTATCGCGATCATCTCGCCAATCTCGAGGTGACCGGCGTCGGCGCGGCGATCTTGCCCGAAGTGCGCAATCTGCGGCAGCTCGCCGAGCGCGGCATCCTGCAGGCCGAGCCGAACGTCAACCACATCCTGAACATGATCGGGAGTGTGCGGTGGTTTCTATACAAGCGTCCCGACACGATGGGCGGCGCAGGAAACGTCATCGCCTGGAAAACAAATTTCGACAACAAACGGCAGACCTTTTCTGAGCTGCGCGACTCATTGATGCTGCGCAGATTGGAGATACGGTCGCTCAAGCTCGTGCAGCAGCTTCAAGCAGTCGTGGAAGACGAAGGCAATTTGGGTGCAGGCGCAGATACCGGCGAGAACGACGATTTGGTATCGGCGACGGTTTTAGCGCATCATGCGTGGACTGAATGGAGACGTCCCGGACTGATAGCTCGTAATGTCACGTGGGAAAGCGTGAAAGGCGAGCGACCGCCACAGGATCCTGGGACGATGTTGAGCTTCGCTTTCTCAGAACACGTTCGCAAAATCAATCAGAAGGCGCAGCGTCGACAGGAGCGTTTCTGATCCGGCCGGGAACCAACCTCCTCTCGGCAGGTGGCGGCAGCGTCTAATAGACGTGGATGGCGGTCCTACGGCTGGGCGCTGCCGCCTTTACGGAGTTAGACGATGCCAATCATCAGAACATATGGGTGTCCGGAATGCGGGTACCTTACGGACGTAACTTTAGATTCGGCCGCGTGGGACGAGCCACCGCCAACCTGCCCGCGGTGCGACGCGCGCGAGATGCAGCAAGAGTTCAAGCCGGTCGCCCTCGGCGGTTCGAATCGTTCGCGAGCAGTGGCTATCGCCCAGGAGATCGCGAGCCAGGACTACGGCGTCAGTGACTTCAATGCGGTCGCTCGCGAGGGCGAGGTCCCCAAGGTCCGCTACAAGGACTCGAGCGAGATACCAAAATCGCAGTGGACTGGCCCGAGCGCGACAAAGCTGCAGCTCGGCCGCGAGGCGCTCGAGACAGCGATCGCGCTCGGCCGTGAGACGCGCCTCAAGTATGGCTCAGGCCTCGACGTGCTGCACAGCGCGCTCAAGGCCGGCACGCAGCCCGACCTCATCGCCAACAGTAAAAAGAACGCCATCAAGGTCTGGTAATGACGCTCAAGATTCCCAAAAAAGTCACCGACCTCGAGGAGTGGGTGCGCGAGACGATCGACGAGTGCATGTCGAGTGCATCCGATCGCGGCCTGATCTACACCCGCGCGATGCAGTACTACTACCAAGGCTCGTACGACCAGAGAGCGGCGATCTACAACAAAACAAAATCGTTCGTCGACAAGCTCAGCGGCTTCTTGATGCAGCCCACCGACGTGCGATTTCAGGTGGTCTTTGACTCGGGCGAGGATGAGAAAGTGCTCGAGCGCGCGCAGCTCATCGGCGAAAAGCTCTCGGCAGACTTCCGTATTGTTGATGCCGATGTCGTGTTTGCTGAAACCTTAACGCACAGCCTGATCAACGGCTGTCACTATCTGAAAGCGCGCCCGTCAGATAATCAAACGTTCAAGCTCGCGCCTGTGCACCCGCAGAACATGGGCGTGCTCAGCGAAACAGTGCAGGACCTCGAGGAGCAGGAAGCGTTCTGTCACATCTCCTATCCGACGCTGTCGCGCCTGCGCTCTTGGCTCGAGGATGCTGAGCATCCACACGCTGATTCGATCATCGCGCGCATCGCCGAGGCGCGGCCAAATGAAAAAGACGAAGAGCTGCCCACTTATTTTCATCAAATGGTCGTGGGGGGTCTGCAACCGCTTGGCAATCCTGCGGATGCGCAATCGCAAGCAGGCAACACGCAGGCGGCGGGGATCGTGAATGTGTTTCCAGTACCGACGCCATATCGGCCACAGCGCAAGATCTCGCGCACCGTGCGCTTCTGCGAGCTGTGGGTGAAGGATCGCGATCGCGCCGGCGATTGGACCACGCTGCAGGTCGTCTATCCGGACATCGTCATCGAGGGCGAGAACACGCGGCGCAATCTATCGCGCATTCCCGGGCGCTCATCGTTCATCAAAGTGCAGGCGCAGCCCACACCCGGTTACCATTTCGGCCGATCGATCATTGCCGACATTCAGATGTTGCAAGATTTGCTCAATAAAAGATTGAGAGATCTAAAAGTCATGTGGGACAGAAACGTGAATGCTCCGCAGGTGCTGAGCGGCTTCACGTCAGTGACCGAGGAGATGTATTACAAAATCATTTCAGAAGGCGGGTTCATCACCGATCCGAATCCAAATGCCAAAGCGCAGAAGCTCCTCGAGCCGCCGCCTGAGCACTACCTCGAGGAGTTAGAGTTCATCTGGAAAATGTTCGACGAAGCGAGCGGGTTTTCGCCGATCATGAGCGGGCAAGGCGAGCCCGGTGTGCGAGCTGGCGTTCACGCGCAGACTCTGGTGCGGACCTCCTCCCCCCGCCTCATTGATCAGGCCGCTCGCATCGAGCGCCAGCTCGCCGACACCGGCTACGTAGGCCTGCGCATCATGCAGGCGATGGATGCGTTCATCTACAAGAGCGACAACGGCCAGGAGTTCTTGCTCAGTCAGCTCCCTGAGAATTTTCAGGTCATGGTCGACAGCCACAGCGCGTCGCCGGCGTTCGCGGAGGACAACCGGCAGGTCGCCATTGCGCTTGCCCGAGCCGGCGCGATCGACGCCGAGGACCTCGTGCACATGCTGCATCCGCCCGGTGCCGAATTGATCATCAAGCGGCTCAGAGATCGCAAGAAGGAGCAGGCCAAGGCCGCTCAGGAACAGGATCAGAAGGAACTGATCCGCGATGTGCTTCGGTTGCCAGCGCGTAAGGGCGGTGGCGGGGGACGTACGCCGAAGTAACACATTGCATCGCCTCGTGTTGCATTGATGTACAATCTAGGGGTAGTTTACGCGTCGCTCGTCCTCTTGGGACATCGATGGCCGACGACCCCACCATGCCAGATCCCAGCGGGCCAGAAACTCCTTCTGGTCCTCCTGCTGGTGATCCAACTAACGCTGCTCCTCCTGGCGGCGGCCCAATGCTGGCCGCGCTGAGCCAGCAGCGAAACATGCCGCAGGTTTCCGCGCCGGGTCCGGGCAATCAGGCCGACGCGATGATGAAAGTGAAATCCGGCGTCGATCTGATTACGCAAGCGTTGCCGAGCCTGGGCGCAGGTACGCCGCTCTACAACGCCGCGCTCAAGGCGCTGCGCGATCTGAGCAAGCACCTCGCGCAGGGCGGCCCGACCGCCGGCGTGCAGCAGACGCAGTTACAAGACCTGCTGCGCGGCACGCTGCAGCGCGCGCTGTTCGCGAAGATCATGGGTCAGCGCGCGGCGCAGGGTCAGGAGCAAAACCCGAATCAGCCTGCAGGTCCATCGCCGCAGATGGCGCAGGCTCCGATGCCTTCGATGGCACTGCCAGGGGCGTGAGATGGCTTACTTCGGCAGAGCCGGTCACGCCCTAAACCGCAGACAAAAATTTTGGCGAGCGGATCGGAAAATTCGACAAGACGCTGAGCGGGTCCGTCAGCAGTTCGTAGAGGAGAATACTTATGGCTCAGAATCGGTCCTACGATCCACCGATCACCGCGCCTCCAGAGACGCCGCCGAGAACGGTGCTGCAGGTCGATACTCAGAGCGAGGTTAGCGAGTGGGGCGCTATCCCGAAGTGTGTGCCAAAGCCTGAGGGCGGCGTCCCGTTGCAGCCGACGATCGTCGGCAAATCTAACAGCGCGTGATCACTATGCCGCGCGAAGTAACCGACGAAGAATACAATTTTCTGCAGGGCAGACGTCAGGTAGCAGATTTCGTTGAGTCAATTTATAACGACCCAACGCTCAATCAGGAAGCAAAGGCGCTCATCAAAAAGAAATATCCGCGATTGCAAATCCCGGACTACGACATCGAGCAAAAAGTCACCAAGCGGCTCGATGACGAGAAGAAGGCGCGGGAGGACGCTGAGGCTGCTGTCAAGCGCGAGCAAGAGACAACGGCCTGGAAAGAGCGGCGCGCTGAGACGCAGAAATCATTCGGCTTTACTGACGAGGCGATGAAGAAGCTCGAAGACCTGATGCTGGAAAAGAACATTGGGGACTACGAGGCCGCCGCCGTTTATCTCGCCAGTAAAGAGCCGAAGGCGAGCGAGCCGACGTTCGACTCGACGCACTGGCATCACGACCGCCAAGAGGGCTTCAAGGAAATTGCTGCGGATCCTGAAGGCTGGGCCCGCAAAGAACTCCTTGCGGCTGTTCGTGCTGATGACGCAGCACGCAGAGGGCAGAGGTAAGCAAACATGCCTATTCTTGGCGCAGGTATCATCCCGTCAGGGCCGGTCGGTCTTGAGCTGGAAGCAACGATCCGTCGCGTGTTTGCGCAGATGGTCGTGATATTGATTTACAAGCAAAATCCGTTATTGGCGCTGCTCCTGCGCAATGCCATCAGGGCATCGGGCGGTGTGTCGCCGTACACCCAGCCGGTGCAGACGGGCGCGTATGTCACATCAAGCTGGATGGGACCTGCAGGTCAATTCAACATTCCTGCCGACGTTGCTGCCACGGTCAACGCCGAATGGAACATGTGTGCGCTGGCAACGCCGGTCACGTCTTTCGGCCTCGAGCAGCTAGTGACGCAAGATGCGATTGCTGTTGCCAGTCGCCTCATGTTGAAATTGAACGATCTAAAAAACAGTGCGCTCGCATCGCTCGCCACGGCGCTGTTCGGCACAAACGGCGCAAACGTGCTGCAAATGTTTGGATTATTGGACGCGTACGATGACGGCACTGCCGTCGATGTGTATGGCGGCCTGTCACGCACGACGTATCCGACATGGAAGGGCCTCAAGGTCGCGACCGCTGGCGCGATTCTGACGCGCGCAGCATTCATTCCGAAATTGCTGCAAGCAGCAAAGAACGCCGGCGGCGAGGCAATCGATTTCGTTGTGATGAGTGTGCAGGATTGGACAACGCTGCTAACAGACTTCCTCGCGCTCGAGAGATACAACAATGATCCTTCCATGCGCTGGGGCAAAGACGATCCGGTCAACTCAGGCTTCAGAGGTTTGTTGCTCGGTGATACGCCGATCTTTTTTGATCTCAATTGTCCGGTTGGTACGGCCTTCATGTTCAACAGCAAATACATTTCGCTAGTGGTGCACGAAGACGCAAATTTCAGTTGGACAGGGTGGTACTCAACAATTCCTCAAGGACAGATTGCATCGGTTGGTTTGACGCTGACAGCGCTGAATCTCGTCTGCAGCAAACCGTCGACCGGCGCGATCCTCACCGGCATCACAGGAGGTCAGGCTTTTTAGATGACGCCGCGCTACTACACACCGAACGATCTCTGCTTCCTGCAGACGCGCGTCGCCTTGCCTGCACCGTGCCCGCATTATGTGATTCCTGGCTCACACGCATACGATCCGTTCTATGCGTGGCAAATCCCGCCGTTTCCCTTCCCGCGCGCACCCTGGCCGTTTGAGAGTGAGACTCGAGCTGCAGGCACAGGCCTGCTCACGAGCTTTATCGGCCGGCCCTGCACACCGGGCACGTCGTTGCAGTCCTCTCTGCAGACGGCAGCGCAGCCGTTTCAACGACCGCAGTGGGCGCAGCAGGCCTTAGCGCGAGGTCGCTGATGGGTGAGATTGAGCCCCAGACGGTGATCACCCCGACGCCGATGCCGACGACCAAGTCGTTGGTGCCGGCGGCCAGCTCGCCGATCGGCTTCCCCGCACCGCCGGTCGATGCTGATTTCAATGTCACTGCTGGCTCGGTCGCGACCGCGACCGGCACCTCGACTGGAACGATGAGCCTGACACTCACTGGCGTGTCGGGACAGATCGGTACCAACGACACAATCACTGGTACGGGTGTTCCGGCAGGACTGAGGATTGTCAATCAGCAGAGCGGCACGCCCAGCGGCAACGGCGTCTATACGACGAGTGCAGTGTCGACACTGGCCGGTGTTGCGCTGACGTTTACTGGATCGAAACCGATTGATCCTGCCGGCAACGCGCCGCCGATCGTCGTCAACCCAGCGACCGTCATTCCTGGCGAACCGCTGAGC